TCCCATCTCCTAAATATGCTGCTCGTTCTTTCGCGGCATCATTTTTGGTAATTGACGAAGCGGCTTTCATAGACAATATTGAATCCCTATGGACATCTGCTTTTCCTATCTTGTCAACTGGTGGTAAGGCAATAGTCCTTTCAACCGTTAATGGAACTTTCGGAGCAGGGCAATGGTTCTATTTCAAGTGGAAAGAGGCTGAACTTAAACTTAACAATTTCAATTCCGTATCCTTAAACTATTGGGAACACCCAGATTACGACAGCAAGGATTGGGCAGAACAGCAGAAAAGAGATTTAGGCGACAGGAAGTTCGCCCAAGAAGTCTTATGTGACTTTGCTGGTTCTATTGAAACATTCATACCTGCTGATGTTATCAGCAAATATCTTAGTTTAGACAAAGATGAAGTGCCAATATTAAAAGACCCCATTTCTAAAACATTAGATGGTAAGTTGTGGATATGGAATAACCCAGAACCTAATCATTTTTATATAATTGGAGTTGATTGTGCTAAACAAGGTATTGGTAAGAGTAATTCTACCTTTCAAATTATAGACATAAATACCTCCGAGCAAGTGGCTGAATTCTGTGGCAAGATAGATATAAGAGAGTTTGCGGCAGAGGTTTATGATATAGCCACATTATATAATAAGGGGTTTGTAATTCTTGAAATCAATAATATGGGTCTTGCTGCTATGAATGAACTTTATTATACTCTCAATTATCATAATATTTACCATAGGAAAGGTGGGATACCTGGCTGGGAAACAACAGTAAAAACAAGACCTTTAATCATTGAAGCATTGGAACAGGTTTTCATTAAAGATTTGATTAAGATAAAAAGCATAAGGACTATCAATGAGTTGCAAACATTTGCTAGAGATGAGGAAACGGGTAAGGTAGAAAAGCAAAGAGGTGCAACTGATGATTTAGTTATAGCATTAGGATTAAGTGTGATGGGAATACAACAGGCTCTACTGGCTAATCCCACTATGAAGTCTATGCTATTACCAGACTTTGGGGATGAGAAAAAAGATAAGATGGCTCAATTAAGTGAATACCTCAAGTGGACTCTTCGTAAAGACCCCTATATTGCCGAAATAAAATTGGAAGATGGTAGAATAATTAAAGAAGACATAAGGTGGTTAATCACCTGATTTACTAAATAATAAGTAGGAAAAGCAATTAATATATTATAAGGATTGGTATGTATAAGTCATTTGAGAACAAATTAGATAAATTCTTTGAACAGTATGATGTTCCTAGAGAACCTATTGCAAGTGGAATGCAAGCAGCCATTTCCCAGAAGTTATTGAGTATTTGGGATAGTGGAAAATATTCTAAGTATAATAAGGTTTCTAATGAGGAAGCAGAAAGGATTATAACTGATAAAAATAAAGTGGTAGAAGGTCTTAATAAAGCAATTAAAGATGTTGGAAATATAGCAAATGTGGTAGATACTACAAAACCTGAACCCGGAGTAAGCAAGAAATCTAAAGCCACTGCTAATTACATTTTCTCAATAACGGGAAATAAAGACCCTAAAGTAATAAAAACGATATTGGGAGAAATGTTAGTTGCAATTACCACAGGGCAAAGCCCTAAACAAATAAAAGTTACTCTTAATGTATTAGCAAAAAAACATAAATTGAGTGAACAACAAGTAAATGGTATTTTAAAGATGCTAACCGACCCTGATACGGAGTTTAATGATATTGAGGTCGCATCTTCAATTATTGCAAATAGTACAGGAGATAAGGCGGCTGATACGATTGCACAGAAAGGATAAATAAAATGGCAGAAAACGATTCCCCAGGTGGACCACCAAGTATTATAAGCGATAGGTTTTTTAAGCAACCTACAGTATTTACTAAAGTAAAGAATTACTTTAAGCGTCAGGAAATCCAAACACAGGATTCCCTTGATAGCAACCTTAAAGTAGCCACTAAAGATTCTCTTTGGTATTATTCCCAGTTAGGTTGGGCTTGGTCTTGGTATGAGAAGAACATTGCTAAAACTTCAGTTGATAGGAAGAGGCGATACGAAGAATATAACTTGATGGACCAAGATGCTATGATTTCTGGTGCTATGGATGTCTATGCTGATGAAGCCTGTTCTATGAACATAGAAGAGGGGACAGTTGTTCAAGTATATTCTGAAAACGAAACAGTGCAGGAAGAAGTAGAAGATTTGTTTTACAAGACACTCTTGTTAGATGAGCAGGTTTGGGGTTTAGTCAGGGATTTGTGTAAGCACGGAGATGCCCCATTTGAGATAGTCTTAAACCACGATGAAGATGGTGTGGCAAAGTTAATTCCCATTCCTATTGATGGATTTATAAGGATAGAAGAAGATAAGGTATTAAAGGGGTTTGAGTGGAGATTTCAGGAATCATTAACCGACCCATCTAGTTCTATGATAGCGTCAAATGCTGGTACGCAGATGGAGCCGATTAAATATGAACCATTCCAAGTTGCCCATTTCAGCGTAAGAACAAATGACCCAAGATATGCTCCTTATGGGATGTCTATTCTTGAGGGTGCAAGAAAGATTTGGAAGCAGTTAAAGATTATGGAAGATTCACTAATCATAAACAGGTTAGTGAGGGCACCAGAGAGAAGAATATTTTACATTGATGTCGGTAATATGGGTCCTGCCGAAATCAAGGGATTTATCAACCAATTAAAACAAGATTACGCAAAGAAGCAATTCTACAATCCTACAACAGGGGAGATTGACCAACAGTCATCGCCTTTAGCACAACAGGAAGACCTCTGGATACCTACAAGAGAGTCAACAACTGGCAATAGAGGAACAAGAGTAGAAACATTGCCTGGTGCTAATATAGATGCAATTTATGATATAAATTATTTTAGAGATAAGATTATGGCGGCATTGAAGATACCACCAGCCTATCTCGGAAGACTAACTGGTTCACCTGAAGGTTCTACTAATATAGATTTTACCAAAGCAGGTTTATCTGTTCTTGATAAGAGATTTGGTAGGACTATTCAAAGAATACAGAAAACAGTTATAGCCCAGTTATATAAGATTGCTTATATACATTTATTTTTGAAAGGATTTTCAGCAGAAGAAATCAAAGAATTAGAGATTACAATGACTGCTCCTTCAAACATAGATGAACTCACAAAGTTAGAGTTAATCAATCAGAGGCTTAATGCGGCAACAATGGCAAAGGGTATTTTAGCATTAGACGGACAGCAACTATTTCCAGATACTTACATTTATCGTGATGTTATGAGAATGTCAGATGAGGAAATAGAAGAAATTAAAGAGATGAGGAAAACTGAAATGCCTTTGGCAGGACCACCACAAGAGGGTGCTCCAGGTGGAGGCGGTGGTGGAGTTGCTCCGGCAGGTGGAATAGAGGGAGAGTTTGACCAATTCGCTCAAGGTAAAGAGGGTGAGGCAGTTCCAGGTGAAGAAGTTCCAGGAGCAGAAGAAGTTCCAGGAGAAGAAAAAATTCCAGGCGAAGAAGTTCCTAAAGTTCCTAAACCTGCTAAAGCCGAAAAACCTGAATCTAGAAACTATTTCTTTAAGAAGCCTATATTGGCAAATATTGAGCGTAAAGGCAATTCTATATTTGAACAAAAGACTAAATATAATGTAAAGAGCCATTTTGAATACCTTCTTATGGAAGGTGATATGGAAGGTTTAATTACTAAAAATGGCGAGTTAATGACTAAAGAAGAAACAGGCGACAAAGAGTTATTATAATTATTGGAGGAGCATTGATGTCTAAACAGATTTTGAAATATGATGAATTAGTAAAGGTAGAAAAAAACTTAATTAAACCGATGCTAGAGAATATTAACAAAGCATTAAAGGTTATTTTTGAAGGTAAGAAAGTAAAATTATTGGGTTCTGATTTTGACAAGAATCTATTTTTCTATGTTGATAGTGATTTTAAAACAGCCCAATGGAGTCTTTCTGAAGATAAGATTAAAATATCAGATATTAAGGATGTTGAAATAGAGGTTAATTCGTTTAATACAGCATTTACTGATATGGTAGTAGAGGCTATAGATTTAATCGCTAATGAGAAACTTTCTGAAGCAGAAGATA